GTTCACTGCGCCGCCAGTCAATATTGAAGATGCCACTTGGTCATCCCTGCCATCAAAAAATTGCACCTGTAATTTGTCTTTGTATGTGCCTGATGGCGGTGTGGCCACTACCCCGTGGGCATAAGAATCCAATGTGACGGTGGTGTCATCTATCAAGAGGCTGGTGTAGCTGTCGCACTGCCCCTCAGCCAGCACAAGGGCCAGATACATGTATTGGTTGCTGGTACCATTAGTGCTGACAAAAACCCTGCAGCCACCCACCATCCTGGTGCCGTATACCACTGGTATGTTGGATATGGCGCTGTCCTTGTTGACGAGAACTCCCTGGATCTCACCCCTGTCAACATCGCTAAATTGCGGCTGATTTACCTTGGGGCCAAACGGTGATGCAAAAATACTGGTGATGCCCTGGACCACTCCGCCTATGAGGTCACCTATCCCGCCAACCACCTTTTCAATGATGTCTCCAAGTCCGCCCATTACAACACCCACTTCCTGTAGTTTTCACTACATTTATTATAACCCAGTTTGTTTAAAAATTTTTCAACCTTGCCGTACTTGGCCCCGTGGGCATAATTAAAATGGATTTCAAGAGCTCCATTTTTCACCGCCCATTCTCTCACGGCGTTGAACAATAACAAGGACGTCCTGCCTTTTCTAAATTGAGGATACACGTAATAGAAACAATCATGCACATAGGTTGAATAATTGTATAAAAATTGTTGCAACGACACGGCACAGCAACCTATGATCTGGCCCTGCTCCTCCAAAACAAATACTTTGAGGGCATCGTTGTTGATGCTGTTGAGATAGCTGATGGCAATTTTCCTAAGGTCCAGGTAATGATGATTTAAATTGCTCTCCTTGTGTTGGATCTTGTTCAGCTCAAGGCATTGTGGCAGATCATTCCTTACAAATTCTCTAACTATCATTTTGCTTCTCCCATACTGTGTCGTGTTGTGTGAAATTATTTTGTATAAAAAAATTGTGTTTGTTGTGCTCATCTAAAAGATAAGCCTCGCCGCAGGTCACTATGTGATGAACGTTTCTTTCAGCACAAAATTCTGTGACTGTGTCCAGTAATATCTGATAGTTCTCCAGAGTCCTGTTGTGTGGATCCAGGTGTAGAAGATATATCAAACATTTTTTGGTCATGCTCCATGGCAGAGAGAAACAATTGATTATTGCGAAACCCATCAATGTATGCCCAACGAACAAGCCAAAAGACTTGAATTCAGCACTGATCAATAGATTCTTGACTTGAAAATTAAAATTTTGTTTGTTGAAATCCGTGCCCACCAAGCCGCGCTCAAACACTGCCTTGTAGGAAAGATCCAACAGGGCATTGATGTCCTTGGGCGTGAGTGTTCGTGCGACCTTCATTTACAATTTACCCCAGCGTATGTCCTTGACAATCTGCGGAGAGAAATCCATTCCACGATCATTGGGAAAATAAAGATTTTGTGATGCTGGATTGGTCCTCCTGCCGTTGGTCCTCTCAAAGTCTGCGAACTGGCTGGCACAGGTCAAAACAATGGTAGCAGTGCTTCCTGTCTCTTCTATGCTATAACCAGATATGTAGCCATCAAACATCAGATACACGTCATCTGAAGTGAATGACAGATCATCTTGCAATATGGCACGATAGATGACCACTCGCCTGTTGATGTAATCATTGCTGAGGATTACTGCCACCATGGTGGGATCAACTGCGGTGAAAGTGATTTGCAATGAGCCAACCCTGAGGTCAGAACTTTCTTGAATTTCTCCATAGCCTAAAAATTGATTTTGGGCGATGTAGGTGTTGTCGCCGCTGTCTGGGGCTGAATCTGAATTAAAAAGCAAGTTGACGTTGGTCGTGGTAAAATATAGAGTGGTGGGTAGATGTATTTCTATGAGGTCAGCAACAAAAACACGGTTGGAATCCAGTTTGGTCTGAAGTGCCGCGGTAATATCCCTCGCCATTAGATGTCCTCTCTAACAGAAATTTCATAGTTGAAGGTGTCATCCGCATTGGCGGTGTATCCTTGCTGGTCAGTAGTTAAAAACACTAAGATAGGCACGTTGTTATAACTCACGGTAGTTGTGTTAGTTATCGCGGTTGTGAGGGATGGATAAATTTGTATCACGTCCTCAGTGGAATCTGTCTGGTTGAGGTCAATGTTAGCGGTCAGCATATAGACCTTGTCGTGATTGCTGAACTTTATCAAGTCACCTTTTTTAAGTAGGCCGCTGCCGCCCGTGCTCCTGCAAATGGTCACGCCAGCCTTATAATCATCGCTGATTGTGATGGTGCCTGATGCGGTGCCCCTTGTGCTGCCAATGGTTGGCGGCACCACGGTGAATGAACCAAATTGTCCATCCTGTTGTATGATAAAACTGTAGATATCCATGAAGTCATCTCTGGACAATGCGGGTGATCTCAAAGTGAATGACCAATATTGGCTGCCTGTCCGCACCCTCTTGGTTATGCCGCTGATGGAGGTTGAAGTTTTTGACAATGTGTTGCTCTGCCAATTCAATGTGGTAAAACCTGCTGTGGGAAATGTTCCGCTCATTGTGTTATACTAGACTCCTTTGTCCTGTGTCGTTAAGTGCCCTGTTTATGATATTTACTATCATTCCTTGCCTTGACATTAAAAGATCATCAAAGCCACGAGCATCCACCGTGCTGATGTTGAAGTTGACAGTGGCGTTCTTGCTGCCACCCATCATGCCCTGTGTGTCTTGATTGTTGAACACATAACCATTGCTGTTGGGCACAAATAATTCTGGTCCCTGTTCTCCCACGATGTATGGTGCCCTGCCCTGTGACGCCATGCCTCCTGTTTGCAATCCTGGCAATTCCAATCCACCCGCCTTGACCGCACCACCCTTGGCAAAGAAGAATGAAGCGATGGTCAATGCCGTGTCCAGCCATCCCCCACCTCCACCTCCTCCTCTACCACCACCTGCCGCTGCCGCTGCCTGTGACAGTGCTATGTTGGTAGAAAGCGATGCATTCAAACTGTTGACTTCATTTTTGGTGCCCCTGACGCTATCAGTGACCATGTCAAAACCTTTTTTGATATAGGGAAATATATAGGCGGTGTAAAATAATCTCAATAGGCTCTCCACGATCATGTTGATGATGGTCTTGCCCAACATCTCGCCAGCTTCTCTGGCTGTCCTAGCTCCCGTGATCACGGCAGTGAATGCGGATATGGCGGCGTTTTCTAGATCTTTGAAACCCTTGATCACCACCTCTTCCGTGACCTTGGCCAAATTATTTCCTTCTGCACTGATTTTCTTGAATGCTTCCAATGCACCATATTCAATCTGTCCATACACACTGTTCAACTTTGCTACCAATTCAGCCTGTAGTTTCAATTGCTGATTGGTCAGGCCCAAGGTGGGCAAGAAATCCATGAAGTCTGAATTGACTTCTTTGATCATAGGTTTCAAGACATCACTGGTTTTCTTTGTCTCCTTGCCAAGGTTGTTCATTTCTGTGGCGGCCGCACTCATCTCATCAGCCAATGGATCCACTGAACCCGTGAAATTATTCATGCCTTTGCCTATGTCTTTGATTGACCGTCTTATGCTGTCAAATACCAGACCAATGCCCGTTAAAATTCTTAAAATACCACCACCTGGAATCACCAATAACAATGCACCAAATGCCAACTCTAACAATGCCACACTCTTGGTGATGCCTTCCACTGCCTTGGTTATACCATTTAGGTTGCCTGCGAAATCAGTGCCTGTGATCTCCAATCCCAGTTTCTTGAAACTATCCATTAGGTTGGCATAGGCGGCGTCAATGCTGTCAGCACCAGCCCTGGCAGCCATCATGGCATCTGAATCTGCGCCAAGATACAATTTGATGGCATCAGCAGAAGCTATGCTGTTGTCCTTGATCTTGTCAGTGAGTTCCTTGCCTAATTTAATGTTGAAAAATTCTGTGATGTCTTTGCTGGCGCTGATGGTTCCTTCTTTGACCTTGGTCAGTTCTCCTGCTGCCTTGGGTAGGTCAATGCCCAGCGATCTTGATAAAGCCGCTGCCTGTTTTAAATTTTGATTGAGTTGTTCTGCGCCACCAACACGCAACAGTTCCTGTGCGGCCTTGGCAGCATCTGCCTGGGCGAATCCAAATTGTTTGGCGAAAGCCGCGGCAGTGTCAAATGCCTGTGCCCCCTTGGCCAATGAACCCGTCAATGCGTTGAGAGCTATCTGTGTTCTTTGTGTCTGGGCGGCGGCCTGTATCAATCCGCCTATGACAGCGGTGCCTCCCAATGCTATGAATGCTCCACGCACCAATCGCAAGGTAGAAGACAGTGAGGCTCCACTCTTCTCAATGGTGTTCAGTTGCCTATTGACCTGTGTAAGTCCTGATAGGCCCCGTACTACGACGTCAATACCTAAAGGGTATGAAGCCATCAGCGTCTCCTAGCTTGGTTTTTTTGCGCCTGCATCGTTTTCGTCCGCTCCTTGTTTTCAGCCTCCATGTAGCCAGCCCACAGAGACAATTCCAGTGTGGTCATCTCCATTATCTCTTTGACAGACTTGTGCAGCCTGTTGGCCAAAGTCATAATGAATCTCAGTTCCGCACTGGCTATTACTCCTTTGCGGCTACCTCAGCAGGTATTTCCAGTTTGGCATTGTTGATGGCAGTGGCGATCTTGATTATCACCGCTGGATCAGCTTCTTGCATCAATCTGATTCTATCTGCGTCCACAAACAATCTCTTGCCTTGGGCATCTCTGCTCTTGATCAAGATTGTCTCAACCAAAGCTTCAACCACTTGTCCCTTACTTGCGTATTCAACAATCTTGGCTTCGTCTTTGAAAGAGTGTGTCTTCCTAAAATAGATGTCAATATTCCATTCCTTACAATGGTATTTTTCCATTTCACCCGCAATGGCAGTCTGCCAATGTTGGCTTATCTTATCCGTTATACTCATTTTATTCTCCTATTTTTTCTATTTTTTATCACTTCCTGTATAGCAGGTGCAGCCACACCTTTGCGTGCCTGTCTGCTGTATCCACTTTCTAACCTTTGGCCATATGGTTGGGGGTTAGATACTCTTGCCGTGTCCTTGGTCACTGTCTTGCTCCAGGTACGCTTGAACTGCCCAGACCTAACTGGACTGCGCCTCTTGACAATGGTCAATAACTCATCAGTCGCTCCACGAATCTCTCCATCCACAGCCAATTTTAAATTATTGACTACCAGAGCTGAATTGAATCGCACCGCGATCATGCTATATGTTGGTTATCGTTAAAGCACCACTGCCCTGGAATGAGCACGTAGCTTCAACCATACCATCAAAATTTGCGGTGATTGCAAAATTTGTGATCACCACATTGCCAGCAAGTTTTTGTCCTGTGGTCTCACCAGATGGGAAAAGTTCTATTGAACCCAATCCTTCTGATCCACCACCGTTGGCAAAACTTACCAAGTTTCTCTGCCCTGCGTCATCGTCTCTAAAGTAAAGATCCATAGATCCAGAATATTGTCTCAGTCCTGGAATATATGATCTCGCTCCTGCTCCCATAACGGTGCTCTCAATTGCTTGGACTTCTTGCTCTACGCTGAAAGTCCTCACGCTAGCCACCGCAACTTCAGTGGAGTCTCCTCCAATGAACTTGATCACACCGTTCTCGCCAGTGTATGCTGTTGTGTTTGCTGCCATTTATTTGGCCTCCTGTTTGTGTGTTCCACCAAGAACACCTTGTTTTATTACATCAGCATGAACTACCATTTTATATGGCAATCTATTCTGATCACTGATTGGCTTGGTGTCACCAATATTTCGCGGTCTCAAGACTGCGGAATTCATTATAAAACACCTTTCTTGTAGGTGTATAGGACATCTACCGTGACAACCACTTCACCCAGCGGGATCTCACGTTCAACAATCTGCACGTTAGATACCCTCGTGGTCACGTTGTGTATGCCCGTGGAGGCCAAGGTCACTGCCCTGCCTCGCTGTGTCTCTAGTATCTCTTCAACCCTCTCAACTATCTCGTTTCTCAGGGTGTCCAGCTCTGGTCCCCTCACGTAGCATCTCAGCACATATTGGGTGGTGCTCCTTCGCAGGTCCATGCTGACGTCTTCCCTGTCCTCATTGGTGGTCACCACCAGTATGGCTGGAAATTGTGTTATGGCCAGCTTGGCCACATCAAAGAACTTCCTTGACACCAAACCAGGTGCTGGGTTGGTCATGTTCTGTAATTGCTGGGTTATGTTTATTGCTATATCTTCTCTGGCTGACATTATCTCTGCAATCGTCTATGATAGTAGGGTTTCTTCTCAGAATCAGTAAATGTGCCTGAACTGTCAAGATCATAATTGACACCAACCTGTAGTATCAAATTGAATTCTTCTTCAAACTTGTTCTTGTAATAGGACATTTTTTCTCTGAAAACATCACCCGCTGGATCAAAGGTAGATAGCTTGGGATATATGTAAAGGGCCAACACATGATACACCGCGGCACGCTCAAATTGACTGGCCTGAAGTTTGCCCTCTTCCAGTTTCACACTTGAGCCACTGAGAACAGATATGTCCAGCTTGCCGTAGCGAGTGGTGGGCCACCATCTGATGTTCAATAGCCTTATGATGTCATCGTATGTTTGTTGATGTAAGTCGCTGAATTCTTGGATTCCAAATTCCTTGATCTGCGGCTCGTACTCTAACAGATTTGAGTCTGTTGCAAATTGTGGCATAAAAGTCCTTCTTTATGTTATTGATCAAGTCCTACTTGATTGCTTTTATTTATTGTATAAACGAGAAAGGCCCAGTTAAGGGCCTCTCTCCTGTCAAATAATAATGTTGAAATTATGATATGACTCTGGTTCCGTTTACAAGACAAGCATAATTCTGTTTTAACACAGCATTACCTCTTGCAGTAGTAGCCACGAATTCTGTGGTTCTAGCTGAAGCGTCTCTTTGGGTTTCCAATCTTATGTTTCTTTTTAAGATGTGACCAAACGCACTTGGTGAAAATACTGCACCTAATGTGTTTGTGGTTGATTCATCAGCAATAACTGAGCTCATGAATATTTTCACATTAAAAAGTTTACCTAAGTAGGCAGATGAACTGATTAAATTATCACCTACAGTAGATATCGCATTGGCAGATGTGTTAAAACCTGCAGTGGACAACGCCTTAGTCAAGTGAAATGCTTGACCTGGGTGTAGCACAGCAAAGTAGTCACCGTCCGCGTCAGTTGGAGCGTTCACTCCTCTTAACTTGTAGACAGCGGCTAACAATGTTGCTGGTGTTAGTGCATCTTGTCCACTACCAACAGAATTGGTAGTGATGTTTCCAGCTGTGAAGAGTGAGAAAGCATCAGTGTCAATCTTTTCTGCGATCGCTGATCCTAACATTACTCCCACGTCTGATGCCATAGTTCTAGCAGTTGATTCCGCTAAAAGGTCTGACACGTCCAATCTCGCACCAATTTCAGATGCAGTGATCGTGACTGATGTCACATCCATTGACTCACCATCCAAGTCTTGTGCTTGTGTTGGTGCTGATGCCGTGATTGATGGGTACACAGGCACCTGGACTGTTAATCCTGGTTGTCCAGAG